TTTAAGAATTTTACCAGATGGTGTTTCTAAAACCTTAATCTTACCCATAACTTTGTTTTCTTCCATCCACACAGATGTAACCATGTGAGAGCAGTTTTTTAAGTTAATTACAGAATCGTCAGGGTGATCAAGCTCGCCAAGGGCTCTGCGTTCTTTTACAACTTTTTTATAATTTTCAACTTCGCGAACTAAGGTTTTGTGTGGGTAAATTCTACCATTTCCATTTTGAGTTTCAGACATCTGCATAATGCCGGAAAGAATCATTCCGCCCTCAGATACAAATCTCTTTTCGTCTTCAGTGAGAAGATCTTGACATACGCCGCCTTCACATAATGCATAATATTCTCTAAGTAATTTCTTTGACATTGTTTTACTCCGCGGCCGCGGGGGCAGGTGTACCAGTGGTTGTTGCAGTAGCTGTGGCTTGTTGCTGATCTTGTGCCATTAACTGCTTATCTGTTTGGCTTGCCATGCTAGTGTTTGCAGAGCGCAAGGCTTGTAAAGCTTTCTTAATTGGTTTCAGCATTGGATCTTGAGGATCAATTTGTAATTTTAAAATATCTTTTTCAATACCTTGAAGTATACCTGTTACTTTTTTAGCATAAGATTGCAAAACAGAAGTAGCTTGTTTAGCTTTTCTAACTCTCATTAATTCGGCGCCGGCGCCCTTAGCACCAAGTTTTGATAAAGCTGCACCAGCAAGACCAGAACCAATTCCTTTAGTTTGAGCTTTAAGACGGTCTAAAATATTTTCATCAATAGTGCCGTCTTCGACCATAGATTGAATTTCTTCAGCAATGATTGATTTTAATTCTTTTTCAGTAATATTCATAGCTAAGACCCTTTACAGCAGCGTCTCACTGGCTGAAGCATCCACTTGTTTGTCCAAGTGACAAGAGTCTGGGTTTGATTGTTTGTGTTCATGTTTAATTCCTTCATCTCCAAAAATCATATTTAAAACATATGATGTTCCTGACGATAACCAACCTAAGATCAAAAAATTAGCCACAGTTACGTCAAAATTAAATAGTTCTGTAAACGGAGAAAGTAACATTAAAAACCAGCCTACATGGAATCCCATACACATTGGACATCTGAATAGTTCTCCAAGTCTACCTTCGGTTGGTCTTATGTCTTTAAAAATCTTTCCGTAAACAATAATTTGTGTTAGCCCGTAGGCACACAGTATAAATGTTAATAGTTCCATTAATTCCTCAAATAGTATACATGTAGTTTAGTGCGTAGGGATCTTTCACATACGTATGTCGAAGTGAGCCCTTCTCGGTTTCTTGTGGAACTTCGCCAAGTTCAGTAGAGTCTTCCTTGTCAGGATGTACTAATTCTTTTTCAGACTTGGCGATAATCGCTTCAGTATTTTCAAAGTATGGTCTTTCTTCATCGATAAATTGAGAAATATTAATTAATGCAAGTTTTGCACCGTTGACATCTGGATTAGTGGATTCAAGAATTTGACCCTCTAGTGCGCCAAAGTATGAGCCAGCTTGAATACTTTCAGCTTTAATAATACCTTTTTTCATTAATACAGTCATTAATCTATTTTGCGCTCCATATACTAAATCTGATAATGTTTCTTTAGGAAATGCCACTACTTTGTTGGCTGATGGGGATAAGACAATATCAATGTCACCATGATCAAAAATCATAACATCGCCATTAAGCGCCTGACGAGCATTAAGTTCAAGTCTAACTTTCTTTTCATTAGCTTTTTTACCAACACGAATAACGACGGGCATTTTAGTTAAGTTCCTTTACGAGTTCTTGCACTTTTAAAACAGTAAGCAACATACTTGTATCAGCCTCGCCTTTTGAAAGAGATTCTAATTTTTCTATAATTGTATTTGTTTTACTAATCATTTCATCATCAGCAGAAACATCTTCACTGTCTTTGGAATTGACAAGCTCGGTTTTCAAGCGTGTTAATTCTTCATTCAAAAACATTTTAAATTCTAGCGCATTATCAACAAAAGAACTAATATACAAGCTTAGTAATTGCTTTTGCTCCTCTAACAGCACACTATCATACTTGCTGTTAAACTTCTTAACAAATTCTTCGACAACTAAATTATCAACATCAAAGTCACTTGTTGTGTCTGCAGAAGCAATCATCTGTTTAAGAACAGCTTGCTCTAAAATTATAGAATCTTTTGGGCTGCTCATAGAATTGAACATTTTGTGAATATTGGCAAGAGATTTATAGTTTGGAACAAAGTTGTTGAATACTGCAGGCTCAAGCTCTTTATTAACATCTTTAATTAAATCAGTCTGGCTTATGAATAAACCATGTGGATCTAATACCCGATGCCCCAATTTAGCTTCTCTTACAATCTTTTCACAAATTTCTTTATCCAGTCCTTGAGATTCATAAAGAGATTGATAACACTGTAAATCTTTATAAAGTATGGAATCAGGTGCAAAATGTTTTTTAATCAATTTAACAACGGTATTTTTTCTATCGTGGTCACCTTGTAAAATCGCAGACGTTCCTTCTCTAATCAACGCCTCGTAAACAAAAGCAGTATTTCTTTTTTTGTTATATTTAGTTTTCATCATTTTGCTCCGTTATGATTTCTTTTTTATCTTCTAAACTTTTAATTAAATGATCTAATGATTCGTTTACTTGAAAAAGTTTTTGTTCTTCATTAGTCTCTTTCAATTTATAAATAGGTTCTTCCTCTTCATAAATACCTTTTGCTATACTCGGAATTGGTGACGTAGCAAGGTCACTAGCACCGGGAAACTTTGCTCTACTAGCTCTGCCGCCTTTCTCTCTATTATATAAAGCATGCGTAGAGCGAGTTCTTGCACCCATATCTCTTTTATCGTTTGTGCCATTTTTTGCGATGTATGTGCCTTTTTCATATTCTCTGACTTTATCATTTCGAGAACCGGGTGGTACTGCAAGAAGCGCTGAATCATCAGCAGCACCAGCGTCTGCATCAGCAGCAGGTATTTCTGCTGGTGTGTCAGCGCCTAGATCACCACCTAAAGCATCGGCGCCTGTATCTCCACCAAGCGCTCCAGCGAGATCGTCACCACCACCTAAGCCACCAGCATCACCACCTAAGCCCCCGGCGGCGGCTCCACCGGCTGCTGCAGCTTCAGCAACTTGTTGAAGTGACGCATCGTATTTGCGGTCATAGTAAATTTCTCTTTGGTTACGAACAAACTCTTCGTTAGACATACCAAAGATATGCTCGCCAACCCAACGTCGAGAAAAGTATCCCTCTGTTGCAGAAGCAGCAATATCAAACTTAGATTTCCAAAATTCAATTTCTTGAAGCTCAGCAATCTTTGACGGGTTATTAAGACTAAGCGCAAACGAAAGAAGATCGTCACCACGAAAGCCAAGAGTGTACAAGTGAATAATACCAATCTTTTCTAACTCGGCAGTAAGAATTCTCTGAAGCCTTTGAATAGTTCTAGCAAAGCGAATGTCTTTTTGTGCAAGCGTTGTCTTATCTTCGGCCGCTCCTTCGCCCATAGCCAAGTATGGTTGTGGAATCTTAAGAGCGGAGAATAGCTTGTCTCTAAGATACTTAACATCCTCAACAGCAGTTGTGTTCTGACCACCAGCTAAGTTTGTAACATCAGTTACAGAGCCGGGGCGGACTGGAATAAAGTAATCTTCTTCGATGCTCATTGGGTTATAACGCAAATCAACTCGACCAGTTTGTTGATCAATCACGGTATGTCTTTTTAATTGTGTAACAATCTTTTCCATGTATTGTTCAATATCATTTGGCGGAATGCCACCAACGTCAATCTTAAATAATCTTCTCTCAGATGAACGAATAACTCGATAAGCCATCATGGCATCTTCAACAAGCGTAAGCTGTCTAAAAATACGACGTGCAGGATCTAAAACAGATGTACCGTATGGGGCATGTTTATCATTACCAAGAACTCTAAAATGTGCAATCTGCCAGTTTTCAAATGTCATACCGGCTGAGTTCCATTGGTATTGTATATAATTTGGATTTGTAGAATCTTGCCCCTCAAGTCTTTCGACTTCTCCAATGGGAATAGAAATAACAGATTGAATACCGAAGTTATCGTCAATATCTAAGTACAAAAAGAAATCTCCATACTTGCACATTGTTCGTGCCCAAGAAAAAAGGTTGTGCTCCAAGTTAAGAACTTTAGAATAAAGATTTTGCAATACAGCTTTGATTTCCTCATTTGAACATTTAACATTAAGCATAGGTCTTAATTCAGAGTATGTTGTCATTTCATCAGCATATATATCAAGCGCCGACGCAATTTCTGGCATATACTCCATCTGATCAAAGTCCACGTATCGCTCAACACGGCGCTGACTTTGCATAGCGTTATACGCAATATTATCGAGTGGCGATGACAGTGCTTTTTTGAACTGTTGACCAGAGGCGGTACGAAAGCGTGAAGAATACTTATCTAAATGTTGTCTTCTAATTTTTGTACCAGACTGCGATCTATAGTTTACTATTGGACCAGAGAACAATCTCGTAAGCGCTTTAAACAATTCAGATTGTTGATTTGCGGGGTTTCTACCTTTTTTCTTTTTGTCTGCCATTTATATTCTCACTTTATAATCCATTTGTATTGTTCATACAAGCTTTTTGCTTCACTAATTTTATCAAATATTTCTTTTTCTTTGTAGCCATGCTGACCTTTAATTTGTGTATTCATAATAGTTTTTGTGGTATAAACTGCTTTTGCAAAAGCCTCTTTATAATTTAAATCTCTTGCGCTAGCTTGAAGTGCTGTATCTCTAACCCAGCATGCAATTGCCAATGCCATGATTAAATCATCATGATATCCTTTCATTGCTTGGGGTTTACCATTCCTCCAAATAAAAGTTTTCATTTCGTTAATAGTACGAGACGAATATACCGTAATTAGTTTATTTCTAATAAACTCTTCTAATTTCGCTATGATAAGGGGTCTAGTTTTCATAGAGGTTGTAAAACCCGGCACTGCTGAATTCATACTTTCAGCCATATACTGATCAACATATTCGTGAGTTGACTTAATAGAGTGATATAAGTTAGGATATTCCATATCAAGTAACTTGTCCAATACTGTGTAACCGACATTGTTGTTTTCAACTACTAGTAATGCATCACCAAATTCTCTACCAACCTGATTTAATATATTGGCATACATATCTAAAGTTGGTTTTCCTTGATACTCTGCAATCAATTCTAAAGTTTCTAATTTAACAATATGAAATGTAGAATAATCAGCGCCGTCGCCGCGAGCAACATCAGCAACCATAAGATAATTGCATGAAGGATCGTATTCTTCCCACATCCAAATATTTCTATCAAACCCTGTTCTATATTTTGGCTCTTTTACATTTGCTAATAACCATTCCATGCAATCAGGATCGATTACTGTTTCACCAGAGGTATTGAAATTACATTCTAATTCCTGTGCAATTTGACGCTTGGACATGTTTCTTGTTTCTTTTTTATACCATTCGGCGTCTCTATCCGGGTGTACGTCCCACTGTAAAGTTGTAAGATTAAAATTGTTAGCCCCTGATTCTGCGTCAGCACAGGTTTTATGAAACCAGTTACCAACACCGTTTGGTGTAGAAAGCGCGATGCAGCGACCACCGGTTGACAGTGTGGGATACAAACCGGTCCACAGTTCTTCAAGTCCCTCAATGTGCGCTGCCTCGTCAAGAACTAAAAGTGACAGAGCCTCTGAACGACCAGCGTCACCGGAAGTGGAAGCAGCCTTAATTGTTGATCCATTTGATAACTCAAAAGATGTTCGGTTATCCACTGAGATGGTTGCAATACGGATCCACTCTGGTAAGTTTTTCATAATGCTCTTG